CAGCGGACCATTTCAGTGATCCGCCAACGGAAGACATGGCGTCACATCGCAATGGATAGCACGGCGCAGAATTAATTCTGCGCTACTTTTACGTACTGAACCGCTGACTGCGTCGGTGGCAGGATGCCGCCGCGGCGGTACTGGACTGCAGTAACACCGGCAACCACCGTGTTGACGGATTGCGTCGCGACGAGTTGGATAAACCGCTGCGTCGGTCGCCAGACCTCGATCACCGCGACGTTGTTGTTGTTGGCAGCGAGGACCTGCACGAGCGCGGCGTTCGTCACGTTCGTCGGCGAGGTCATGCCCACGACGAGACTGGTGCGCACGAACGCGTCAAGCGCACCCAGACCAGTGATGGCGCCGATATTTATGTGGAAGGCGACACCTTCCCAGGTCTGCATGTCGATCGCGGTGCCGTTGACGGCGCCCGCGGCCATCGACTGTGGCGGAATGTGCGTAGTGACGAGGCTGGAATCTGAAAGACCGGCATGCAATGGCATGGGTGAATTCTCCTTTTAGGCTTGTCGGAGGACTGAACGGTGGACGGACGGACGGGTTGCGAGTTAGGGCTTCACGACGCCTGTGACAGCGACGCTGACGATGATCTCGTTCTGGGAGGCCACGAGGACATCTTCGATTCCCCGATATTCGACGCCATCTAGCGCTGCGTAGGCTTTGGCAACAGCAGCCGCCCACGCATCATCGAAAGTTGCGCCCCAGTCATCATGGCTTGAGACGGATACCGACGATGAATAAACGCGAATTACTCGATCAGCCATATGCTGCGTTCTCCAATTCTTGAAGCGCGGCGGAGGACAGGTCGCCTGGCATGTCTAACGCTCGCCGGGCAAATTCTCGTGCTTCGCTCGCATTGCCATTTATCTGGTGCTGATGAGCGATGAGATAGACCGTTAGCCGATCATCGGGTTGGTTCTTATGTTGTTGGTAGAGCAGTTCTAGATTGCGCGACCCTTTATTGCGGCTGGCGTAGAGTTGTGGATCGCCCCCGTAGTGCAGTAATCCGACGCCACCGCGAAGGACGCCGCCGGCCAGTAACTTGCCATTACGGGCGGGATGCTCATAGCACCGGCCGATATAGCGTGTCCGCGGATTGTTGGGCCAGAGCCGTACAGTACTCGGGGATGGAGCCTCTCGGTGTCCATCAAGGGTGCACGCGACGCTCTCAAAGCAATAGCCATCTACACGTGGGTCCGGTTGACGCACAACCGCTCGGACCATCGCAGCACCCCAAGCGGTCAGTCGCTCATCCGGATCGATGCACAGAACCCAATCCTTACGCGCATGATCCAGACTTGTATTGCGAGCTGCCGCGAAGTCATCCGGCCACGCGAAATCATACGTTCGCGCTTTGTACGACTTGGCGATCTCGCGAGTACGATCCCGAGTTTTCATGTCGATGCCGACGATGATCTCGTCTGCAATTGCCAGAACGGAGGTGAGTGCGCCGGCGAGGAATCGTTCCTCGTCGTACGCAATCATGCAAACGGAGATCTTCTTCGACACTGCTACGAAGTACAGATCCCAAATCTGAAAGCATCGGGGTTCCAGCACGCGCCGCCAACTCTTTCCCAGAGAATTATGCCCGTTTGATCAGTGTCAGCGAAGCGTTCGCGCAATACGGTACTGGTAATCTGCGCGCGCTGGCCGATGATGTAACCGTTCAGGTCGCCGAAGATCACTGGCGTGCTGGTGGCGGTGCCATCGGACGGCACGAAGTCTGAATTCGCAATCGGATAGCCCATCAGCGTGTGCTCGACGGCACCGAATGCAGACTGCGTCATGGCCGGCCAGAGGTATCGACCCGCACCGTCGACGTACTTGCGGATCTTGCCTTCAATCGTGCGGCGCATGAGCCAACTCGTCGTCGAGCGGCTCGCGTACTGCGGCGGCAGCGAGTACACCAGATCGATGAGTGCACCTGGCGGGCCAGGATGCGTGGTGTCATTGACGAGCACGTGTGTCGTCAGGAAACCCGTTGTGATATTGGTGCTAAGAATGCCCGGCGAGTTCAGCAGGCCCATCGGCTGGAGGCTCGTGCCGTCACCGTTGATGAAGCCGAGATCTTCGACGAGCGCCATGTTCTCACTGCCGTTTTGCGCAAGGAATGACAGAATGTTGACGACCGCATCCGAGATGAAATCGTTGGAGAGGCGAGTCGCAACGCGCAGCTTTTTGATCGGAATGTCCATCGAGCCGAACACCGCGTCGGTGTCGGAGAAGACTGGAGTCTCACCAGCCCAGCCGCCGACGAAGCCAGACGAGAAGATGGAACCGCCGCCGGAGCTTACGCCGCCCGCGGTCGCCGTCGCTGCCTGCACCATTGGCCACTTCAGGATGTCGCGCGAGGTCGCCTGGACGCGTGCGCGGCTGCGGATGACGGCCATCTGCGCGGTGCGCACCAACATCTCGGCCTGAATATCCGGCGGGACCAGGAAGCCACCGGCGGTGTCGGTTCCCTCGGAAAGTGCTTTCTGCTCGTCGCCCGACATGCGGCTATAGGCCATCGACGGATCGTGCAGTTGTGCCGACAGTCGGATGTAGTGCTCGTACGCCTTGCGGTAATCCGGCTGCATCCCGCGGCGCGCGGTGCGGTAGAAGTTGGCCGCTTCTTCCGATGCAGGGAGTTCGCCGAAGAGGACCTCTTCGGGCCACATCGCGTACATTTTGCCCGCGCTCGTCGGGGCGTAGATCATGCCGCCCTTGACTTCCCATCCGGCCTGGCGCAGCGCTTTGTGGCCGTCGTCTTCGCCGTTGCCGACGCCGAGCGGCACGCGGTACTGCGGCGCATTGAGGAAGTCGTCGATCTGCGCGAGGTTGCGCTTTTTCTCTTCGAGCTCGCGTTCGACCTTGATCTGCCCGGCGAGTTCCGCGCACTTGGTCGTGAGCGTGGTGAGCTCGACGTTCTTTTCCGCGGTCAAGCCGCCGGCGCCGTACTGGTCGAGAATGGCCTGAGCGCGCGCCTTGAGCGTTTCCAGCTCGCCGCGCATTTCAAGTAGGGACATGGGTCAGGGACCTCCGAATGTGGGGACGTGGGGGAGGCCGCTGACCTGAGAGATCGGCTGGGCGTATGTCCGGGGTTGGGGGACATTTCACGTAGCAGTGCTACGTGGCGCCTCGTCGGTCTTGGCCTGAGATGGTTGGATTTCGTTTAGGAGATGGCGGTAAGTTCGGCGAGCGCGAGCTTGTGACGGAACATGTCGACGAGCATCTTGCCGTCCTCGCCCTTCTCGACTTTGTCGGCCCATTCGAGGATCTGGCCGAGTGAGCTGTGTAGTTCCTTGAGCCGCGTGCGCATGCCAGAGTTCAGCCGTGCGCCCTTCTTGGTATCGATGCCGGAGCGCTCGAGCGCCAGGCGATCCTTGGCGATGTCCGCGACACACTGATCGAGCTTGTAGCCGACGATGAGCAGTGCGGCGGCCGCGCCTTCCGTCCATTCGGGCGCGTGCGAGTCGATGCCGTGATACTCGGCGTACGCGTGCGATCCGAGGTGTGCCAGCGACTTGGCAGCGATGTCGCGTGCAATGGGGTCCGCACCATCAGCCACCGTCTGCGCATGGCTGAGCGCGTGCGCTAGGTGCTCTGCGTCGATCGTGCCGTCCTGGTTGTGGTGCGCATAATGGCGCGCCGCGCGCGGGACGGTGCGGCCGGTGTCATCCTTGGCTGAGAGGCCGTTACCTTCGATGTGGGCGAAGGCGTCATCTGGGAGCAGCGCGACGAATGCCGCATCCCACGGCTGAGTGTTCTGCGGCATACGTTTGCCCTCCTGGGAGTGGTTGGATTTGAGTTTTGCGGCAGCCTTCTCGGTGGCTTCCTTCGATGGCACGTAGGCCTGGTCGACGGCGACGGGCGTGCCGAGCGTCGGTTCTTTGTTGGCGTCGAGTTGGTATGGAATGTCGTAGTAGGTGGAATCCTCATCGCCGATTGACGGGCCCATGACGCACACCACGACGTGGGTTGGGAACGTGGCCATGACGCACACGTCGAAGACGCCGAGCGCTTCTTCCGCGGCATCTTCGAGGTCGTCGATCAGGTCCTCGTACGAGTCGTCATAGGTGATGACCTGGCCGAGTACCGCATCCTTCTTCGCCTTCACACCCAGAACCGTGGCTAGGGGGTTCGCCGCGAAGTCCGGGGAGGCAAGGAACGAATACTCGACCAGATCAACATCTAGAAGGTGGCGAACGCCGCCCTCCATCTTCGACCCGCCGGGAGCGACCCGATAGCCAATGCTCATGCCGAGTGTCTTGCCGCGGCTGAGCCGGCGGCGGGCGACCTCGAGCAGCGCGTCGCCGTCGGGCGTGTTGTAGATGCTGGTCGTGGTCATCAGGCCGTTAGCATCGGCGTGCATTTCGATGGGCTCGCCAACGGGCAGCTTGCTGGAGTCGTGGCCGATGAACGCGACGACGTCGGTGTTCTGCTTGAGTGTGCGGTCGAAGGCGCCCTTGTCGATGATGTCGCCGGTGCGGTCCTTGTTGCCGGTCGCGCCTGCATAGCCGGTGATGAGGCGTTGCGAGGTATCGACAGCCTTGAGTTCGACCCGCGTAAAGAGTCGCTGTGGGTCCATGATGGGATAGGGCTCCTTTACGGGGAATCGGGTTCAAGCGGAAATTAGCTACTTTTCCCCAATAGACGGCGGCAATCGGTGAGACGGAAAATGCCGGTATGGGCACGCGCCTAGATGATGGCCTCGCCGCAAGCTATCGCCTCACGCCACGGCAAATAGATGTCGCACAACTACTCGTTCGCGGCCTGCGAAATAAGAACATCGCCGATAGGTTGTGTGTGCGGACCAAGACGATAGAGGTCCACGTGAGCGCCATCATG